TCGATCCGATTGGTCTACTTCTCACTTCGGTACAGGATATCACTAACGATCTCATTTCGCTCGTTTTACAGACAGTTGAGCATGGGATTCCTCAGACATTTGCTGATCCAAAAGTACTTAACTTTAATGCGTATCGTCAGTCAGAAGTCATACCCGGAGGAATTTATCCTGCAACCCCAAAATCAGGAAAAGCCCTCTCAGATGGCTTCTACGAAGTTAAGACAGCAACACTGTCACAGGAAGTTTTACCATTCTCACAAAAAATTCAGGAAATCGGGCAAATGGTATCCGGTGCTCTGCCATCACTCTTCGGTGGACAGATGTCAGGATCCCGCACCGCCTCTGAATATTCAATGAGCCGTGCTCAGGCTCTTCAGAGATTGCAGAGCACATGGAAAATGCTCCTAATGTGGTGGAAAAACATCCACGGGAAGGCAATTCCACTATATATTAAAGAGATGAAAGATGATGAAAAACAGGTAAAAAAGGACGAATTTGGCAATTTTGTTAATGTTTTCATTCGCAGATCCGAACTAGAAGGTAAAATCGGATCAGTTGAGTTGGAAGCTAACGAAAATCTGCCAATTACGTGGAATCAGCAGAAAGATGCGATTATGGAGTTGTTCAAGATGAACAATGATACCATCACTGCATCACTGACTACTCCCGAAAACATGCCTTTCCTGAAGAAAGTCATCGGATTGGATCAGTATATCATTCCTGGAGAGGATGATAGACAGAAGCAATATGAAGAAATTCAGCAATTGATTAACAGTGAGCCTATTCAGATGCCTCCTGATCCAATGATGGTACAGGAAGCTATGCCAATGGGTCAACCACCTCCAGAGCCTACTAACGAACCATCAGTACAACCTGATTATGACGTAGATAATCACGTATTGGAGTCAGATATTTGCCGTAGATGGCTCGTAGCTGATGCTGGTAGGCTTTGTAAGATCGAAAATCCTGCTGGATACGAGAATGTTCTGCTCCATATGAAAATGCATCTGGATATGGATAAGCAGAAACAGATGGAACAGCAGATGGAACAAATGCAAGCACAGATGCAAGCGCAACAAGCACAAATGGGAATGATGGGTCCACAGATGGGACCAGATGGATCAAATAATCCGATAGCTCCGCAAAGTAATGCTGGAGTTCAAATGGGAGTTGGACAAAATGCACCTACGGTTCAATAATCTTTACTCACCGGACGATTCTGCTGGTGGATCGACTACAGATGATAGTCTGGATACGTTTGAACTATTAAATGAGGAAGCCTCCCCCGAAATCATCGATCTTGATGCTGGAAAACCTGCTAAAGACTCTGAAGAAACTGAGGAAGAGGGCGAAGAACCGGAAGAAATCGACGAACTCAAAGAAATCGAAGAAGAACTAAAAGGACCGTCAGAAGAAGATCTGGAGTTAATGACTCCAGTTCGTAGGAAGGAAATTCTTGCGAAATATCCGAAACTCTTCAAGGACTTTCCGTATCTAGAGAAGGCATATTACCGTGAGCAGCAGTTCACGGAAGTATTTCCAACCATCAATGATGCGAAAGCTGCCGTTGAGAAGGCTCAGATTCTTGATAATGTAGAGCGCACACTGATGACCGGCGATATCAGTTCGATATTGCAGGCCGCAAAAGCTGAAAGTCAAGAAACTTTCCTGAAAATCGCTGATAATTATCTTCCTGCACTACGAGCAGCAGATCAGCAGGCATATTATCACGTACTCGGTAATGTCATCAAAGACACTATCGTTACGATGGTAAAAGAAGGTCGCGCACTTGGAGATCAGGGCGCACCTCTTCAGGCGGCAGCTAATATTCTGAACCAATTCGTATTTGGTTCACAGCAGTTTTCAGCGTCGAAGCCATTATCTCAGCAAACGCGTCCTGAAGAGGCGAATAGACAGCAGGAAATACAAGAGCAGGAACGCGCGCGTGTAATGGGTCATTTCGAGACTACACGCGACGATCTTCAGACTCGCGCAGATAACGTCTTGAAGTCAACTATTGATCAGCACATCGATCCTAATAAGACGATGACGGATTATGTGCGAGATCACGCGACAAAAGAGGCGTTCGATACGCTAGAAAATCTGATTTCGAGAGATACGAGATTCAGAGGACTACTCGACAAATTGTGGGAACGCGCATTCGCCTCCAATTTCAGTAAATCGGACACAGATAAGATCAAATCCGCATATCTCAGCAAAGCGAAAACACTGTTGCCTTCAGTTATAAAAAAGGCCCGAAATGATGCTTTGCGCGGTCTTGGTCGTCGTAACAGTGAAGAATCGACTCCTAAGAAGAGTCCAATTACGCCTGGTCGTTCCACGACCCAATCTTCTAGTGGAAAAAAGTCAAGTAAAGAAATTCCACGTAATATGTCCACCCTTGATTTCTTAAATTCATGAGGAGGACAGATTGGGTATGAATCATGGCAGTTGTAGAATCTCAAATCGCTGCAACTGAACTCGAAAAGGTCGTAGATAAGGTTCGAGTTCTGTTTGAGCGCGATGACAAGTTCTACTCCAACATCAAGAAGAGGGATGTTGAGAAGATCAGTCATCGTCAGATGAGAGTTCCGCTGGAACTCAGGCCGGGTGGCAGCTTTCAGTATTTCAATCCTGATGGCGGCGATCTCGGACGCGGTGGTGGGCCGACTTTCGATAAGGCGGTTCTTAATTCAGTGTTCTTGTCAGAGAATATTGAATACACCAAGCTGACTCAGTGGGCTACTGATGATGCTCGTAAGGCTATCATCAACAGTGTCCGCCGTTTGACTGCTACCGCACTCGATGAGATGCGTCGGCAGTTGGATAGTCAGATGATGCAGACTGGTGATGGTGTCATTGGCACCGTTACCTCTGATACTCCTGCTGGTGGCTCTAACGTCATTCTCTGCACCACCGATGGTTTCGGTGTGCGTCTGATGCGCTATGATCAGACCGTGCAGATCTGGGATGCTGCTCTTGCAGTCAACAAAGGTTCCGGTAAGATCACGGGATACGATGTTGAGAACAAGAGCATCACGATCACTCCTCAGATTGCTGGTGTAACCGGTACCGATAAGATCGTCACCAACGGTATCAGTTCACCTGCATCACTACCTGCGCTGTTCGGCGTTCCTTACCATCACTCTAATGCGAGTTCTGGCAATTGGTTGGGGTTCTCGCGCTCTACCACGCCGGAAATTAGAGCTAACAGGGTTAATGCTGGCGGCGCGGGTCTTACTCTGCCCCTGCCTCGCCTTGCGATTAACAAGATTGGTAATCGAGTTGGAATTGATAATTCCTTCTCACCGAAGGCGTGGACCCACCCCTGCCAGCAGCAGTCTTATGAAGAGATTGGACAGCTTGTGTCCATCATTCAGAAGGGTGCTAAGGAAGAGGGTCTTAACATGTACTTTGGTGGCTCCAACATGCAGTTGGCTGGAGCGCCAATCGTTACATCCTATTCGTGGGATAAGACTCGTATTGACTTCATTGTAGATGAAGTGTGGGGACGCGCTGAGATTCTCCCCATCGGATTCTACACCACTGATGGTCGTAAGATCTTCGAGATTCGTGGACCTAGCGGCGGTGTCAGTGCGGCTGAGATCTTCTACATGGTTGTGGGTATGCAGACGTACGTGAGCAATCCTGCAGCCTGCAGCTACATTGATAACCTCGCAGTAGCGGTGGGGTACTAACATGTCGCCAATTGCTGCATCTGATTGGGCACAGCTCAACCCGACGAACTTCTCTGCACCTGTGACTCTGGCGAGTGCTGCTACGATTGCACCTGTCAGTTTCTACACCGTGCTCACGGGGAACGTGGCGGTTGCTACTATAACCCCTCCTGTCACGCACTCCCACATGCTGGCGATCGAATTCGCTGGTACTGGTGGTGTGGTGGCTACCGGCAACATTAAAACGGCTACTGCTAGCGTAGTCGGTCAGGTGATGTTGCTGATCTACAATTCGGCTACTGGAAAGTACGTTCCAGCCGGATAGTCTGGTGGGTACTAACTATAGTGGTTCTGTGCTGCTCTTGGGATTCCTAGCGGTCTTGCTAATTCTGGCAAGAGCTATGAAAAAGAAACAGTAGAGAACTGGCCCCTGTAGTTAGTACCCATCTCATTCTCATGGTGGGGTGGAGGAGAGAATGATTCCAGGATCCATTAGTAAGTGTAGTGAACAGACGATTGCATCTGCGGCCACGATTACTGCGAAAGCAGATCTAGTGAATGTTACTGGATCAACTCAGATCAATACCATCATTCCGGGTCTTGGAACGGCAGTTAGTCAGTTCTGCATTCTGAATCCTGTGAGTGGTGCGTTGACTCTGGGAACTTCTGGTAACATCGCTGTTGGTGTTGCTTTGGTTCAGAATCGTCCATCAATGTTGGTCTGGTCAAAAGCTGCTCAGAAGTGGCTTATTGAATCGGGCGTGTAAGGGAGGAGTGGGGATACGACCGGGGGGCTGTATCCCTACTTTTTATTATGGAATCAATTGAAGTACTAAACGAGCGATTGAAAGATTATTTTGGCATCGATACTGCTAGCGATCGTCCCATATTTAGAATTGTTTGGTCTGACGATCAACTGGAAAAACGGTACGTTCATACCCTTGATAGTGGTATTGTACTTCTGTTTCCGGAAATTAGAGAAGTTAAGAAATATAGCTATCTACCGCACGTATATATCCTTGAGAGACTGGTTATTGTACCAGAAGAACAACAGAAGGAATTAGGCGTAAAGCAATCATATGAACCAGTCTGGAGCTACATGGATGATAAGAGGAATGCCCTCCCACCCATCTGGAACGCCACGAAATATGTCATTGATACTCTCTATGCGGCTCTTGGAAAACAGAGTCTGGCAAAATACGTGGAGAAGACGAGTCCTGACGATGCTGAAAGAAGAGTTAGAGCAATACAAGAGGAACTGTTTGGAAACGAAACTGAAGTAAGTGATGCGTTGAGATACAAAGAAGGAATCGTAGTCCCCGGTAACTATCAAAAGGATAATTAAATGCCTCTACAAGTCGGAGAATTTCCCGGATTGAATGTTCCTGCTAATCGTAGGACCGTTCGTTCGCCTATCAATCCACTCGATAAATCTACGGTAGTTTCTATTCTACCTAAGTTCATCAGTGAGCGTAAAGCTACGATTCAACCGGGAACATTTGAACTACCACCGGGTTCGTTTGATAAGCCATCAATTCTCGTGGTTGGCACGAGTAGCTGGTGGAGAGAAGTGGATGAAAATCAGCCACTACTGGAAATTACTGTCAGCTCCATACAAGTGGCTGATAGTATTGTACGTGATTATTCCAATGGTATTCTTGGCTGTAATATGGATGATATTCAGCCGGGGCTATTTTATATTCCCGGCGAGTTCTCCATAGAAGGCATCAAGAAGCAGCATATGCCTTCTCTGCTGAAAGCACAGGCACAGCAGAAGAAGTGGTTCTTGGAACTGATCAAGCTCGCTGATATTCTGTGGAGCAGATCTAACGGGAATCCACTCAGTATCAGTGATGATGCGCGCATGGCGTGTAAACAACTGAACATCTCAAACAAACCGTGGCTCGGAGATCTTCAGACGGCAGAACTGATCCGATGCATCGCGTGTGGTTCACTGAGGAATCCTGAATTTCCAATCTGCCAGTCTTGTCATGCAATCATCGATAAAGAAAAGGCAGCAGCACTGGGACTTGTGTTCGTAAAACAATAGGAGGAGAGATGCCGCATCAGGTTACAGTAACAGGACTAGTAGGACCGGGACGTGCAGTAGGTCCGGTAGTAATTCCTAACGTGACTGAAGTTACGTTTGTGCCGGATCCTAAGCAGTTGAAACTGAAGACCAGCGATCCGAATAATGCCAACAAGGATTTCGACATCGCTGCGGCAACTACTGTCACCTGCACGATCACCGCTGGCAATTACGCTTTTGTTGTGAGCTAGAAAATGAGCACTACATCATTAACAGCAGGCGAAGTAATGGATCGTAGTGCTGCGCTCATGAACGATCCCGCTAAAACTGATTACACCTACTTGTCGCAACTGCCATATCTGAATATGGCGATTGATGAATTGGTGGAGAGTTTAGAGGAATCTAACTCTTCACCAACTAATAATACTTCAGCGATCCTCACGGTGCCCGTTGGATCCAACAAAATCACTCCTATTGAGAATCCTGTTGCTCCTCACTATCCTGCTGATCTTGTGGAGATCCAAGAGGTAAGTGAGAGAATGGCAGGAGATATTAATAGTTCCTTCATTCCATTGGGACGAAGAGATTTTCTTCAGGCATATGTTGCGAGTAATTCACTACTATTCTGGTGTTGGGAAGACCAAATAATCAAATTCAATCCAAATGGTGCATTAAGTAATCGTGATGTGCAAATTAAATACGTACGTATGGCAGTCAACCAAGCAGTAGATGAAAATTCAATAATTGGGACTATTAATGCGCGCTCGTATCTCTCCTTCAAAACTGCCGCACTATGTGCTCAGTTCATTGGAGAAAATCCAACTAGAGCACAAATTCTGAACACACAAGCTGAAAATTCGCTAGATCGAATCGCTAATATCAATAATAAGGGTCGTCAGCAGACTATGACACGCCATAGGCCATTTCGCGCAGGATTTAAGGCGCGAGGAGGTATTTAATGGCGACTAGAGATCACGAAGGAATTGTAATAGAACAATTCAATGGATGGTGGTCAAGAGGTGACAAGGAATCTGCACCGTTAGATCATTTTATTCAAGCTGATAATGTTCAATATTTCACTAGCGGTGTCGAAACTCGTGATGCACTCGATAAATATCAGTCTGTATCAGTTCCCCTCACTAAAATTCGACGAATTTATGATTATGTAATGCAAACTGGTCAGTCTCTACTCGTATTAGTAGAGGGTGGTAAGATTTATCACTGTATTGGGCCTACTACAGTTTATGGACCGATTCTAACCATCCCTACGATGGAAGATTTCGGATTTGTAGCGATAGCTGGACGTGCATACATCACACCATTTCGATCAATAGTTAATACCGTCGGTGTGAACTATGAACTCGGTCTTCCTAACGAATTCGTTTACGTCTATAAAGGTGATGGAAGTGCGGCTCGTAAAGCTGCCGGATCGCCACCTTCTAATATTAGTGGAACACCACCGGATAAAGGTAAGAAACCGTTTCTTGCATATACTACTCCTACTAACGGTGTGGTTACTGCGGGGATTCATGTTATTGCTGTTGGCTTCAATGGTGGAACTCTTGGTACTGAGGTATTTCCTGTAGTAATCACACTAGGTGATAGACAGGTTCAGCTATCAAATATTCCATTGGGGCCGGTTGGTACTAGTAGTAGAACTATCGCCATGACGAAGGCGATTGATCCTAAGGATTACAAGGCAGATCAGACTGTATACACCTATTATACCGTAGAAACCATTCCTGATAATACTCTCGAAACGAAAGTTATCAACGTAGCGGATTCTGGTCTGGTAGCTGCATATACACCTGCCGGTGGCGCGGCTCCTGTTACGAACGCACTTCTAGTCGCTAATACAGATATCGAAGGATTCAGTGATTTCGGTTTCCATCTCGTAGGAGTAATCTATGAAACCGAATCTGGATATCAAACAGCCCCCGGACCTGAATTCTTTGGAGGACAGTCTTACGCATCTACAACAAAGTCCATCAAGATATCTAATATTCCAGTATCCCCCAGTCCTTTTGTTACTAAGCGACATTTGGTATCCACAAAATGGATCCCTGAATATAATGGAGATCAGAAGGGATATCAATTTTACTTCATTCCAAAAGGTACCCTGGATAATAACACTGCCACTGAATTAACGGTGAATTACTATGACTCTGATCTCCTTTCCGACGCAAGCCACTTGCTCGATAACTTCGCGGAAATCCCAGCGGGGGTCAATCTTAACACATATCACTCTAGAATGGTACTTGTGGGTGATTCCTCGTATCCAAAGAAGGAAGATGGAACAACAGATACTACGAAGCCGGACAATAGATCTGTGGCATGGGTATCATATCCCGGTGAGCCGGAGGCAATATCTCAAGTAGATGGACTTATCGTAACACCACTAGACGGAAATCCGTTGACGAATTGTCAGGAATTTCGTGATCTTTTGTATCTATTTAAGAAGACGCGCACATACAGCTATTCAGATAACGGGGATGAACCAGCTACATGGCAGGAAGAAGTCTTAGATCAAGGTGTTGGCGCACCTGTACATGGGATCGCTACAGTGTTAGATACTGGAGGGGTCAATGTAGACTTTCTACTTATAGCGGATTGGTCTGGCCTAATGCAATTCAACGGCGTGTATGCTAGACCAGAAATATCATGGAAAATTGAAGATTATTGGATGTCAATGGCTCGTAATGACTTCAGATTTATCCAAATAGTCAATGATTCATTATCCAAGAAAATCTGGATGACTCTTCCCCCGCCATTTCAGAATATGATGCTACACGCAGATTACGGAGATGGATTGGATGCGAAGAATATCAAATGGGCACGATGGATATTTGATGTGAAAATGACATGTATTGCACTAATTGACACCAAACGTCTTATTTTTGGATCAAACGAATGAGTGTCATTTTCTCCGATAATTTCAATGCTGGTTCGATAACCGGCTGGAGTAGTGGTAGTCTGAATGTTGTTAATTCATGGGGTAATGGTGGAACTCCGTGTAACGGATGTGGATCTGGTCAGGCTTTCAAAGTAGTAGGTGTAACTCCTAATGTTGGAGCTATCAGAGCACAGGTTGCATGTATTCTGAGTGCTGATCAATTCGTATTCGGCGTAGATGATTTCAACGGTGGGAATAATGTAGACAGATACCAGCTAATAATCTATTTAAGACCAGATGGCAGTTTCAGAGTTCGAGTTAAGATCAGTCCATTCGGTCAAGGTCTTGTTAGTTATCTGAATACTCCTCCAGGGATGTTTCCTGTGAATGGAGTTCAATTTGGTCTACAAATTAGGTGGAGTATTGGTTCTAGCAATTCTATAACCTACACAGTTAATAATGTAGATGTTGCAACTGTAACATGGAATGAGACGTATATTGCAAGTCAATGGGATCGTATCTCACTACTTGGAGTGAATATTCCTATTGGTTTTCCTAAGACGGATATTGTAACAACTGATGATTTTGAAGTAGATAATAGTAATGCGAAGATAAACTGGCCTGCCGGAAATGCTCCTAAATTAGATGTTCATAAAACTTGTCTTAATTCTCCTAGTCCTCCACCACTTCTTATCACTAGATTTGAAGATTTATCTTTTTGGGATGATATTCAAAATAGTGTCTTTTTAAGAGCTGGATGGGGACTAGATGGTGGAAATGCTATAACTTGTTCACAGGGTTATACTGAGAAAGTAATATCTGGTAATACTAATGTAGTATTATCTGAAGGAACTGTTAGATTTCAATATGGTTATCTATACGTTCAGGGTGTAGATGATTATCAGCAAATTCTACAACTTAATAGTACCTCATTTCCTCCATACGGTGTTCGTAGTGGAAATTTTAGATCAAATTTATTTTTAGAAACTAATGGAGCTTTAAGATTTCAAATTCATAATACTATCAATTTGGCTCATAATGTTGATTTTTATTCTGCACCTGGAGTATTCAAACGTGATGGTACTATTCAAGCAGTTCAAGTAAGATGGCAGTTTCCAGTCAATACTACTATTAATTTTGAAGTTTTAGTTAATGATGTATCAGTTATAACTGGTACTCATACTCCTCCTGATATA